GGCGGGTCGACCTGCCTGAGCACGTCGGCCATGCTGCGCACTTCGCCGGCCTTGCCGCCGATCACGAAGCGGCGCACGAAGTCGTCAGGCGCGACGGAGCCCTCGGCCGCGGCGCGAAGCGCAGGCACCGCGTCGTGAAGGGAAAACCGCTCGGATGCGGCCCTCCTCGCGGCGCCATACGGCCCCTCGCCGCCGCTCTCCACGATGGCGCGCTTCACCGCCTCGCGCATCCGCCCGAGCGCGTTCTGCACGGCGGGTTCGTTCGATCGGCTCGCGTTGATCACCTGGAGGAGCTTCTCGGCCTCGTCGTAGCCGAAGACGCGCTGCTGCGTCCCCTTGCCGAGGCCGAGCGACTCGAACGGGCCGAGCGGCAGGCTCCGCCGCACGTTTTCCGGCACGCTCGCGAGGATCTCGGCGTAGTCCTGCGCGAGCCCCTGCAGCGGAATGTCGGTCGCATCCCCGGCCGCCCTCGCCTCGCGGTAGAGCCCGGACACGTGGCGACGCAGCGTCTCGTCCGTCCCGCGCAACGAGGCCGACAGGCGCTCTCCGGCAGTCACCGCATCGGAGGCGCCGGCGGCCGGCTTCGTCACGAGTTCCGCCAGCCGCGCGTTCTGGCCGTGGAATCGCTGCGTGAGTTCGTCGCCGACCGAGGGGATGGACTGGAGATTCTTCTCCAGCGCGTAGCGCGTGGGATCGCGCGTGACCTGCCCGAGCGTGGGCTCGATGCCCACGGCATCGAAGTCCGCGCGACGCAGCGCCGCCGCCGCATCCAGCCGCTTGCCCCGTTTGGCGAGGTCCAGCACCTGCTGGCGGAGCCCCTGGAGGATGTCGGCGGGGATGTCAGCGGCCGTCTGCCCGGTCTCCGCCAAGGCCTTCGCGATGGCCTCGTCCGTCGCAATGGACGCCCGCGCCCCGGTCACGTCGGCGGGATCGAGGCGAACGTGGCGCACCGCGCGGTCAGCGAGCTTGCCGAGCGCCGGCGTGAGGACGCCGCCCGCCGCGGCCCCGAGCGTCGCCTGCTTGCCCTTCTCGAGCCAGAAGTCCGCTCCGCCATCGGAGACGGGCTGCATCGCGGCCGTGCCGGCGCCGATCCCGGCGCCCTGCGCCGCCCTCGCCCCCGCCGTCGCCGCCATCGGCACGCGGGCCGCGATCGCGAGGTTCACGGGCGAGAGCACCTCGCCGGCAAACTCAGCGACCGCCCCGCCGGTTTCGTTGCCGCGCGCCCGAGTCTGCGCGTCCGTCTCGGCCTGCACTTCGGCAATGCGCCGATTCACCGCCTCGCCAGCCCCGCCAGGCAGCGCGTTGGCCACGATCTGCGCGGCGCCGACCACGGGGTTCGCCATGCCCTTCGCGGCCCGGTAGACGCTGGAGCCGCGCAGGTTGTCCATCCATGCCGGGAGCGTCACGCCGGACAGGAGGCGCTCGGCCGCGGTCAACTCCTCCGGCTGTCCGATGCCGCGCGGGGCGGAAGGCGCCTCCGGTTTCGCGCCGCCGGCCGGGATGAGGTCGTCGAAGTAGCCCATCGTCACAGCTCCGATTCCGAAATTCCGAACTGCCGCAGGCGCTGGAGAACCGCGCCCCTGTCCGCGCCCTTGCGGATCGCGGCGCGGGCGTCGAACAGCGCGCGCGCCTGGTCGGCCTTGCTCTTGATGAGCCCGGGCCGCAGGGGCTCGGTGTCCTGTGCGAATCCCTCGATAGCCAGCGCGCGATTGCGGCGCTTCTGCGCGATCACCTCGGGCGAGTCGCCTGGCTGCGGGAAATACTGCGTCCGCGCGTTGGCGAATTCGGAGTCCGAAATCACCGCGCCGGATTCGCGCCGCAGCACCGCGTTGATGAAGTCGCGCTGCGCCTGCTCCACCTGCTGCTGCTCTGGGCTCTGCGTCCAGTTGAGCATCGTCCCGAGCCCCTCGTTGAAGCCGAACCCGAGGCCGGGCAGGGCCTCCGCGGTGCGCTTGATGAGGCCGGGCTGGATCTTCCCGCCCTGACCTACGAGGTCGAGGATCTCGGAGGAGTTCGCGGCGCGCATCCCGAACGCGAGCGCGCGCGACTGCGATTCCGTCATTTTCGGAAGCGGCGCCTCGCCGTCCGCACCAACGGCCTGCGCGCCGCGCGCACGCTGCGCCGGCTGCGGCTGCGCGGGGGCCTCGGCCAGCATCCGGCGCTTGTCTCGCAGCAGCCCGACCTGCTCGTCCCGCAGCGCAAGCTCGCTCTCGGCCTCGCGCATCTTGAGCGCCTGCAAGTTGCGCCGCGCCGACCCCTCGGCATCGTAGCCGAGCACGACCTTCGTCTGCGAGCCGTCGGGGTTCTGGATGATCGCGTGCCGGCCGTCCGCCGTGTAGCGGCCCTTGCCGAGCCCGGCGATCTCGATCCCGGGGCGCGTGTAGTCGATCGGCATCGGGCGCGCGTCCTCCTCGCCGAGGTCTGTCTGCCCGCTCGGGCCCACGCCGACGACGCGCACGCGGGCTCGCGGCGCATCCCGCGCCGGCATCGGGCGGTCGCCGAACCCGCCGCCTGGGCGGAAGTAGGTGACGCGCCCGGTCTGCTCGTTGCGCATCGTGCCCATCGGGAGGTCACCCTGCTCGCCGTCCGCAGCGAATTGCTCCTGCGGACTCAGCGCGCGCGCGAGTTCGTTCTGCGTCGCCTCGGCCTGCGGGGGCGGCGCCACCTCGAGCGCGGGAGCCGACGGGCCGAGGCTGCCGCGAATGGTCATCCCGGCGAGGTCGGCCTGCGTGATCGCCCCGGAGGCGAGGAGCCTGCGCAGTTCGTTCATGTCTCGCGGTTGCGGGATCATCGTCGCCCCCTACACGGTGCCGAACCAGTCCCGCGTCGAGCGATCCTGGTTCCACCAGTCGTCGCTGCGGGCGCGGCCGCGGTCGGTGCGGGCGCGATACCAGTCGGTCGCATTGCGGCCCTGCCCGAGCCGGAAGTCGGCGCGCCGCTGCCAGTTGCGCCCCTCCAGCTCGCCGATGCCGAGCTCGCGCTCCGTGCCGGCCCGCAGGAGCCCGAGCCCGAAGTCCTGATCGCCGCGGCGGCGCGTGTTTTCGTTCTGCCCGAGCCCGAGGTCGTACTGCTGCTCCTGCCCGGAGAGGCGCCCGTGGCGGTCGACGGTATCGCCGTAGTCCTGCGCGGCGAGGCCGGTGCCGTACTTCATCAACTCCGCGAGCACGTTGCCGCTCCCGCGGTTGGCCGAGAAGGCGCGGCTGATCGCCTGCGTGCCCTGGTCGAGCGCGAAGCGGAAGCCGGGCGACCCGGAAAAGCTTGACGGGTCGGTGATGAGCCGGCGCAGTTCGTTCTGGTACAGGTCGACGTTCGCGGCCATGATCACCCCCTCAGATAGCGCATGAGGTAGTTGCGCAGCTCGGGCTGGAAGTCCATTCCCTGCGCGCCGCCCGACTCGCGCATGAAGGCGCCGCCGCCCTGCGGCATCGGGGAGCGGCCGGCGACCATGCGCACGCCGCCGCGCTGCATAGCCGAGGGGCCGGCCTGCGGCGTGGCGTCGGCGTAGAAGTCCGGCGCCTGCCGGGAGAGGATTTCCCGCAGGAGGTTCATGCGCTGGCCGAACTGCTCGCCCTGCTGCGTGAACCTGTCGCGCGCGAGCTGGCGGGCGAGGCTCGCGTCCTCAAGCGACCCCGCGCGCTCGGCGTCCTCGAAGTCGGCGAGGCTCTGCACGCGGCGATCGTGGAATGCGTTCGCGCGCCTCACGGAATCGTTCATGCTGTCGTACATCCGCACGGGGTTCGGGTCGTAGGCCATGTCATTCTCCGATCAAGAGTTCCAGCGCCTCGGGGCGCGGCGCGGTGTTTCCGACGTGCCTGAATTCGAGACTCCGGCGCTCGAACGCGCCGCAGCGCCTGATGTTCGGCTCCGTGTCCGAGAGCGTCACGCGGCGATAGGACACGAACGTCGCCGAGTCGTCGTCCGAGAATCGCAGCATCGCGGAGTCGTCTGCGCTTTCTCCGATTACCGAGATGCGCGCGATCTTCTTGCGCCTGATCGAGCCCCCATCCAGTCGCGACGTGCGCACGAAGAAATCCACCGGCACGCCGTCGTCCTGGTACGTGTCCGGGTCGATCTCGTACAAGTGCCCGTCGGTCGCGTGCAGCGTCACGTCCACGCCGTTCGCCGAGGCGTAGTGCGTGAGCTTGAAGTAGCTCGACGAGTAGGGGTAGGCGAGGATCGTCCCCGTCGCCGGCGTGCTGGGGGAGTTCTCGACCTCGATGGCGAACACGGTGGCGGATACGTAGGCCGCCTGAAATGTGCCGTTGTAATCGGTCTGCGTCGCCCCGGCAATCGTCACGGGATCGCCGTCCGAAATGCCGTGCGCCGTCGCGCAGGTCACGGTCGCGGTCGTGCCGTCTCGCGTGATCGAGGACACGGACACCGAGGAGCCGATGGTGAGCGTCGACCACTCGTGCCAGATCCCGGTGGAGGCATCCAGCACGAGCGTAACGCCCGAGCCCACGAGCGTCAGGATGTAGCAGGGGTGCCCGTCGATCCGCGCGCCCCACGCGCGAACGGTGGCGAGGCTGTCGGCGTTGAGGATGCGCTCGACGGCCGGCGTCGACACCTTCGCCTGCTCGATGCCGCGCATGGCGTAGACTGACCGGCCCTTGTGCTTCTTCGATTGCGCGACCCACATGAGCGCGCCGTCGACGTTCGCGACCGATTCGCCGGACGCGCAGCCCACGAGCGTGAAGCCGTTCTCCACCGGGGAGAGCGGCGAGCCGACTGGATTCTTCGCGTCGTAGAAAAACTCCGTCGACCATTCCTTGAACGCGGCGATGTAGTTGCCGCTCTTGGCGATGGCCTTCCCGGCGCCGGGCTCGTTGAGCGCCGACGTGTATTCGAGAGCGTTCCAGTTCTCGGGATCGTCGAGCGCGGAGTTGTAGAGCACGCCCTGCTCGTCCATCACCACGAAATATCCGTTCAGGTACGCGATCCCCGGAACCGTCGTGCGCCCGCTGTTGGCCGTGATGGTGCCGGTTGCCGGCGTCGTCTCCGTGCCGTCGACCGTGAAAGTGAACGACGCGCCGGACACCGAGGCCGGGCCCTGCGCGGTGATGGTGCCGGTGGCAGGGGTCGCCGGAGAGGCGTCGGCCGCGCTCGTGTAGGGGTGCCGGTAGGTGAACGTCGTCGTCCCGGTCACCGTGACGGTTGCGTCGGTCACGTTGTACTGCCACGGGGACGCGCCCGTAATCGTCACGAGCTGCCCGGTCGTGAAGCCGTGCGCTGCCGACGTGGTGACGGTCGCGACCCCCGCGCCGTCCGTGGTGATGCTCGAAATCGTCGGCGCCGGCCCGCGCACCGTGATCGTGGTGAACCCCTGCCACGCCGCGGAGTACGTGATGCGGCTGTAACCGGTCCCGCTTGACGCGATGGTGTGCGTCCCCACAAAGCCGGCGTCCGCCGCGCAAGATGCTATCGTGACCTGCACGCCGGCCGTCAGCCCGGCAAAAAAGCTGATCGTCGCCTGGTCGGTGCCCTGCGGCTGGATGTCGACGACGCCGCCGCCGATGGTGCTCGACGCGAGCCCCGTGTAGGTCTTCGGCGTGATGACCGGCGTGCCGGTCGCCGGCGACGTGGGGGCGGCCGTGACGGCGCTCGTGACCGTGACGGTAAAGGAAAACTGCGTCGCGCTGATCCACGTGATCGTTTTCGTGCCGTTGTACTGCGTCTGCTCGGCCCCGGCGATGGTCACGCTCTGGCCGTTCGTGTACCCGTGCGGGCCGGCCGTCGAGGTCGCCGTCGCCGTGGTGCCGGAGCGAGTGATCGTGATCGCCACCGGGTCCGGCGCCGGCACGGTCTGCCCGCTGCGCGTGGTCGAGAGGATCGTGTACGTGCCATTCCACCCGGCCTCGTTCACGCCGGCGATCACCACGGAGTCGCCCGCGCGGAAGTTCGTATCCGCTGCAGTCGTCGCCGTCGCGGTCGTGCTGGAGCGCGTGAGGCTCGTTAGCGTGACGGTGTACTTCCCCGGGTAGTCCACGTCCGTGATCTGCGTCACCACGTCGGACGTGTCGACCACCCACGCCTGCGTGGAGTTCTTGATCATCAGCAGCGACTCTGGCGAGTTCGCGCCGTTGTCCTGTGCGCTGAACTGCTCGCCGGCGGAGGTCGGGGAGAGCGACGCGCCGGAGGCTGCGACACCGAAGTTCGTGGTGTGCACGACGGCGCCGGAGGAGTTCGCCCCGGCGGCGGCGTAGAGAGGGCCGGTCGGCACGTTCGATCCGGTCGCGGTGTATACGAGCGTGCCGTTCTTGTAGAACGCGATCGACGGCGTGTCGGCGTCGTAGATCACCTTGATCACGTCTCCGGCGGTGTAGGTGGCCACAGTTGCCAGGACGGAGGAGTTCTTCGTGATCTGCCCGCTGTTGCTGTTGTACGCGATCGAGTCGTGGCTCGCGCCGAGCTGCACGAACGTGGCAGACGCATTGGCCATGCCGACGCACACGGTCCCGGTGGCCGTTGCGACCGTCGTCTGGAACGCCCACGATCCCGACGAAAGCGAATCGACGCTGCGCGCGAACCCGCCGGCGGACACCGTGATCGTGAGGTCACCGTTGGAAAGCGCCACGTCGGCGTCCTTGTCCGCCGAGTTCCACGTCGTCACCACGAGCTGCCCTACGCCGGTCGCGCCGTCGAGGTAGTCGCCGATCACGGTGCGCACCTTGCCGAACCAGTAGTAGAGCAGCTGCGCCGCGCCAGCACGCACGAGCCCGAGGTCGGTGAGCCCCGGGCGCTTGCGGACGATGGGCGGCACGTCCTCGCCGCGAGTCTCCACGATCCCGTTCTTCACCTTCGCGTCGCGCGTGAGCGTGCCGTCGCGCGATTCGATCGTGGTGGCGAGCGGGATGCGCACGGGCCTACGCCTCGTCGGTGACGATGCTGGCTGCGTTGCCGGGGAACATCGCGCCGATCTCCGTGTAAAGCCTGCGCGGGCGCGTGCCGATGTTCGCGCGCTTGATGCCGGCGAGAGACTCAACCGCTCCCTTCGCCACCGCCGCGCTCGGCTGCGTCTCGAATTCAGGCGCGAGGTCTATCGCGAGGTTGTACGCGAGCGCCTTCTCCCACCCAGGCGGAAGCGTTACCGTCGTCGCGGTGCTGGCGAACGATCCCACCTGCACGCGCGTCGTGAGCTTCATCGTGCGAGTCGCGTTCGGCACGGGCCACACGATCACCGTCGCCCGCGAGGAGGCGATGGTCGGCCGGAAAAGCAGGTGCGTCGGCCAGTCGCCCGCGAGCGTCTTGTCGGCGATGCCGGCGTACTCGGCCTCGTTCATGATCTCCACGGGATAGGAGATGTTCGCCTCCACGATGTAGGCGTTCACGATCTCCACGGGGCGCGTGGTGTTCAGGTCGCCGGACGTGCCGATCGTGTAGCTCGAATCGGCGGTCGCGAGCGTGAGCGTCTCCGCCTGGTAGGCGAAGCACAGCAGGCTTTCGTTGTTCCACGCATCGACCATCGCGTTCAGCGCCTCCAGCCCATCCGCGTACTCGTCGGACGTGGGCGTCTTGCCGGCCGGCAACTGCCCGAGCAGGCGAAGGGAGCGCTCGATGATCGAGCCGGCGGTGGCCACTTAGCGCGCCTTCCTCGGACGGCCTCGGCCGCGCTTCTCGGGGGGGGCGGCAACGCTCGCCGCGACGACTTCCGCGGGAGCGGAGGGGGCTGGGGCAACCTGCCCCTGCTCGACCCAGCCGTGCTTCTTGCACTCGGCCACTTCGATTTCGTTGTAGCACACCGTCGCGCCATGCTCCGGGTGCGTCATGTAGGTCACGGCCATCAGGCGGCCTCCTTCAT